ACGCCCTTTGCCATCAAAGTATTTGGCATAGCGTGACTTGTGTATAAACGCTTGATAGTCTGTTGGTAATTGGTTATTCATCTATTGTCTCCTGATCCTTTTATAACACCACGTGCAGCGCGGCTGTTTAGTTTATACATATTCATCCGTATTAAATCTTGTAGATCACTACCAAAGTAATTAGCTATAGCAGTATTGTAGAACAATACGTCACCACTCTCATTGAGTATAGCCTCTTCATCAAATGTACCATCTCGTAGCATACGCTTTACCTTACCATGTAGCTCTCCTACTTCCTCACACAACCCTAGTAGGTTTTCCATTAGCCTATCCTCAGGTTTTGTTACAATCATACTCTCAACAAAGTCGGAATACTCTGTTGGTGTTGAATCAATCAGATAGCCTATTGGTGCTATGCCTTGTTTAGCAATCATTTCTTCTCCTTCACGTTTAAATTTTCTATATTCATATCATCCACGTCATATATAACATCTGTTATTAGATCGTGTACGTCTTTCTCATGGCTATCATTACTAGCTGATAGTATATTATTCTTATCATCTATCTTTGCTAAGAAGGTAACACTAAACTTTTTCATGCACTTCCCTTTGTCTTCGTCCATCTGTTAAGTAGGATAACATTATCATCTACCTTATACCCAGTGTCTGTTTGTTTTACAGCTTCTTCATATTGTTCTGGGAACATCTCCTTCATCAGGTCACCTCGTAGTTCTACAAAATCATCCCATGCATCAGGGTATAAATCTAAGAACGACTGTGCTGCTGCCATAGTAAGAGCTTCCTCTAGTGCTGCCTTCATGCCCTCGTGTGACTCAGCCTCACCAAATATTAAGCCTGCCTTGATGTGGCCTGTCCACTCACCCTCGTCCATGATAGGGTGTAGTATAATAGCGATGTCTCCAGGCTTTACTTCGTAACCCATTACAATCTCCTCTTTACTTTCACACGTTGTTCTTTCATACGCTTACCCTTCTCTAGTAGCCAGCCCTCAGGTATTACTCGGTGCGCCCACTTGAATCCATTCTTCTCACACCAATCACAGTATCTACTCTTAGCACCCTTATAAAGCTTAGAGTTTGCGTTACTGAACACAAAGCGTATGTCTAGCTTAGGATGTTGCTTCTGTATTTCTACGTGCTTACGACGGTCTCCAGAACTGAATAACCCTTTCGTCTCAATTATAATACCGTTGTCTAATTCGAAGTCTGGTGTATAGGTGCGATACTTTAAATCTTCCCACTCTATCTTTAGCTTTTCATAGGATACAATCTTCTGTCGTGTCTCTAAGAATGTAGCGGCCTCTAGTTCAAGGCCACTACGGTAGTTTCTTCTGTTGTGTTTACGAACCACGCCCATCTCCAACATGTACATACTCTACGAGAGGTGCTTCTTTCTTACCTTTGTACACACGTGAAGGTAGCTCTTGTAAATCCCAACACTTGTGTTTGAAGTCACACCAGTGACACTTAGAGTTAAGTACTAAGTTACCACTAGGCTTCTTGAAGTATGTCTCAGGTACTGCTTCGTAGCAACGTTTGAAGGGTGCATCACTCTCTATGTAATCCACAGTAGATTGAATGCCATCTATTACAGCTTCCTTGTCTACCTCAGATGCGTCTACATACTTGAACTCACCGTTTCCTTTGTTGACTACCCACCAACCACCTACACCCTTTCCAGCGGCTTCTGCGTAGCCCACAAGCTGTGATACATAGCCGAAGCTATCATCCTTGTTGAGTGTCTCAAAGCTTTCAAACTTATTCTTGTATGACCAAGGAGAGGCAGACTTAACATCGTCAATCTTACCATCCATTTCCATATCGTACTCACCCTTGATCTCCTGACCATTGGGTAACTTGAGTGTGACAATCTCATTGTCTTTAAACTCTTGGTCTACTGCACGAAGTAATCCCTTGAACACAGCCTCAACGATATCGCCAAGGATCATGTTCATTAAGAAGTGTGGTGGGAAAGGTCTACGATCTTCTGGATCATTCTTTTCAAACCACAACTGGCATGGCGCTTTACCTATGTTAGACATACGTAGGCGAAAGTCACCACGTGGGGGAGAGTTAAACTGTTTGTTCAACGCTGCCTCAACATCAGCGGCAACCTGCTTGGTCACCGCCTCTGTCATGTTTGCTTCACCAGCCAAAGCCTTCTGCAGAAAACTGTAGATTGCTAATTCTGCTGGGTGATTCATGAGTTTACCTCGATGAAGTCATTGTTGATAATGTCTGTTACTACAGACTCATCATCCTCAGACATAGCTTTATCAAACCTCTCATGGTACAAGTCTAAGATCTTACCATTGCTGTAATCGATAAGCTCAATGAAATCTTTTAACATCTCATTGTCACCCTCACCAAGATCAACCTTTTCACCTGATCCTGCTTTGATCTTACCAAACTTAGCACCTGTTGGAATGCTATCTTCTACACCCATAAACTTAATAGTAGACATGATAGGTAATAAGTTCTTGCGCTTCAGCACACCTAGAACACCATTGATGCTCTTCAGAGAGTCACGGTTCTTTACGTCCATAACAAACGGCACGTCTTTATACGCTGACTTGTCAAGAGATTCACCCTTCTCATTGATAGGATCATCAAGTGTTACTGTACCGTAGTAAACATTAACACGCTTAACACTGCGGATAACCTGCTTAGTAGCATCATCTAAAGCTTGGAAGTCTTCGATCCAACCTGAGGGTCTACCTAAGTTGAAGCCACCTATGCTATCCTTCATGTCACCATTGAGTGAGTTAGCTAAGACAGACTTCTCCATCTCTTCTGTTTCACTGTTCCAACGTTGCCATTGTTGGCGCTGGGCAAAGATGCGTACTGTAATACCATTACTGTAGATCTTTTCGTCACCACGATTGAGGATGAATGCACCTACTGGTACTACCTCAGTCTTAATTGTTTTACCTGCTACGTCTATTTCACCCATCAGGGGTGAGTGCAGCATACCCATACGTGCTATGGATGGTGTTGAGTCACCACTAGACGCAGACACGCCCATAAGTTCTGCCATTGATTGACCGCGTTCGTTCGCGATTGATAGTTCATTGCTCATTTCTATACCTTTCTATAGATTCAAAGAGTTCCTAGTTATACATTATACGTCAACTGTGTCAAGCCAGTTTGATCCGATTTTTGCTTCAAGTAGTAGTGGTACATTCATCTTTACATTGTACGTTTTTTCTACAAGATCGTTTATGTTATCGTTAAGTGATTCTATTATATCAATAACTTTTTGTTCTTCATCAGGGTGTATGTCAATTACCATACTGTCGTGTACTGAATTAACTACACAAGAATTATATGGTTGTAACAATTCGTGAAGTTCGTTCAACACAATAGGTACTACATCACCTGTTGCAAACCCTTGCACTGGATAGTTCTTTATCATTGTGAAGTGACTTGGCATACCATTGTCCCTACGTTTTACATTAGGGAAAGCATACTGTCGCCCTGACTTATTAGTTATCTTATTAAAACGTAATGCCTCATCGCCTAGCTCTTTATGCCATGCAGCAATACCCTCATACTTCTCAATAAAATGTTTATAGTATGAAGCTTCAGCCTTAGATCTTCCATACCCTGTAGCTCCGAAGAGGGGGGCGAATGTATGTGCCTTTGCATCCTGGCGAGACGTTGGTTGTCCTGCATCTGTAATAACTTTAGCAGTGTAACTATGCACATCAAAGCCTGTGTCGATCTCTTTCATAGCAGTCTCGTCTTGTGCTAAGAACGCAGCAGTACGAAACTCTAGCTGAGCAAAGTCAGCTTCCATAATCTTACCATTTTCCCACCGTGAAACAAAGACTTTCTTAACAGGAAACGTACCGCCACGTGGCATGTTCTGCATGTTAGGATTGCGTCCACTAAAACGTCCAGTAGCTGTTATGTGCTGAGTTAAACTTACATGTAAGAACCCATCATGTTTAGTGTAGTTTGATATACCCTCAACAAAAGAACTTAGGTAGCTACTAATAGCAGACAAACGTTTAAGATCATTAAGAAAAGACTCAGCCTCTGCCATGTTATTGTTTCTTGCAGTAGCCGCTAAGATCTGTAGGTTATCTTTACTTGTACTAAACCCATTAGCACTAATCCATTGCTTATTGGGTGCTGTAAATTTTAGACCAGCAACTTGTTTTGTTTCTTTAAGCTGAAACCCTCGCGTGTCACAATCCTTACACTTGTTAGGTCTAGCATACTTTGTACCATCCTTCTTTACTTTATATGTCTTGCCTTGTCCCTCACAGGTAGGGCATGTAAATGCTTCTGTCCTATATACACGTTTAGAGTTTGCTTTAACAGCATCTTTATATTCATCTACTGTAGAGGTAAACTCAAACAGATCAGCCCACTCTTTCTTGTTAACCATACGCAAAGAGAATACAACCTGAGACATCTGCTCTGGACTACTAAGATTTATAGGTGTGTCACCCATAAGCTGACGAACTTTCTTCTGTAGCCTACCCTCAATCTCTGCCTTCTCTTGTTCAAACTGTAGTCTTACTTCGTCAAGGGCAGATCTATCCACCCTGATTCCTGACATGTACATTCTGGTGAGGGTTTTACAGGTGGTAAAGGTTGTGTCTCTAATACTTTTGAGACCTTCAGATTCTGGCTCGGCATAGTCTGCTTCGATACTATGGAACAAC